GGCAAGGGTCCGACAAAGCGGTTCGTTGAGTTAGCTCAGGAACAGGCTTTGGAGGACCTCGCTCGCAATGAAGGCCGGCCGCTCGGTGAAGTTCATCTTATTCACGAGCGCGGGTTCAAGTACCGAGTGGTGACAAAGCATCCAGCTTGCTGGGTGTTGTCTTTGCACCAACTTCGGGAGGACCTGCATCAGGCTCTCATGCGAGATAGGCGTCTGTGCTACCTCACGGATGGGGTGCCTGCCATTCGTGAGGCTTTCTCGGGTCTTCCGGTGCCGGAGGATCGGGTGATCGTTAGCGCTGATTTGCGCGGAGCGACGGACCGACTTCCGATGGATCTTCAATTAAGCCTTGTTCATGGCTTATTAGATTCTTCACCGTTAGACGACTCGAGGAGGGCTTTGCTCCTGTCTGCCTTTGGTCAAGTTCAATTGACCTATAAGGCTAGTCAGGCCGTAGGTGATCTTGTGGTGGACACGTGTCGCGGTCAGTTAATGGGTAACCCGGTAAGCTGGGTACTCCTTAACATCGCACACGCCTATGTCCTGGATCAGCTAGACAGGGTATCTGAAGTGTCGAGGGTTCATGCTCGACCTTCTCAGCGGTGTCTTTTATTGGGCGACGATCTTGTCGGCCTATGGACACCGCAGGAAGAGCAGGCGTATCAGGAAACTTGGCGCCGGCTTGGTGGCGAAATGTCACCGGGCAAGCACCTGGTATCGGATAGGCTTGGCATCTTCGCTGAGAATATCTTCAGCCTGTCAGTGGAGCAGCGTCGAGTCCATGAGCGGGTGGTCCATGTTAGGGGACCCTCGACACGGATTCCGCTTACCTGGAAGGGTAAGTTCCACTCGGCAGTGACCTGGCCAGGCCAGCTGCACCGTCGCGTAATTGCAAAGTCGGTTGAGGTCCGTGGTAAAGTACGGTTCTCTCCCGCCTTTCCCTTGAAGTGGGCAGTTAAGCAGAACCAGACCGACAATGGGTCGGAAGTTCCGCGCTGGCTTGCTCGGGTAGCGGCAGTGGCTGGTTTGAAAAGACGGGAGCGG